CCCATACGGTTTTTCCCATTCGGGAAGGTCCGTATACCACAAGTGATTTTCTTCGTTCTGTATATCGAAGTCAGCATTTCATTGCGTTTTCTAGCGCACTCGAGACCCCGAGCTGAGGGGGGAGGGGTCCCCCTTGGGGAGGTGCCCCCGAATGCCCCCCTTGTGGGGGCGGCGAGGTTAGGTCGACGTGCAAGATAACTTACTTCCGTTTTGAGCTGCTCTAAGATTGTCTCGTACCCAGCCATCGAGTTCAGCCACCCAAGACGTGTCGATGTTAATTCCCTCCGGAGTTTCATACGGCACTCTGATTGGTGGGAATTTCCAGGCAGCGAATGCTCTGAGTTGTGTGAATTGGGTGACAAGTGCACGTGGAGCCAATGATTTGCAAAGGTCCCAAAAGTCTTGCTCGTCCTTTGCGTTGATGATCTCAGTCCACACATCACCAGTTGTATCCACTCTGCCTCCTGCAGGTCTTTCGAGTCCCCCTGCAACAATGTCTCCATCTTTGATTGCATAATCATACCCCTCTTCTGGTGTTCCACGTGATGGCGATACATTCGGGTGGCATCCTTGAACATCGAATGCTCTAGTGTTCCTGGTCCGATATTTCCTGCCGAAGTCAACGAAAGCGTGCAGATGAAGGCCCCCATCTGTGTGATTCTCTCTTCCGATGATGCATTCAGCTCCAAGCTCAGCAAGATGGTTGACCACTGCAAAAGGATCGAGGTCTCCACATTGCGCATAGGTGAGCAGGGCGTACCGTGCTTGGAATCGAAAAGTAGACATAGTTCGTTGTTGCACATTGTTGTCGGGTCCAAGTCTGGGACGCTTAATGTTATAGTCCCAGACGGACCCAGACCCGGGTCCAACGAACTATAAATACCCCTCCTCTCCCCCCTCTCTTGCGCGATTTTTTTTGTATGCGCGATTTATCATGTCTCCACCACATTCCTCTTCAGTCTGTAATCGTACGTGCCAAGATTTTGTTAATCACGCACGCCACGATTGTTGCGTCATTTGCAACCCTCCATCTCCTGCCCCTACTATTTCTCAGTGTCCGGAATGTCGCTCGCCCGTCGATCTCGCCCACGAGCTCGCAAAACTTACCGCCGCGGTGGTCGAGTTACAAGATCTCGTCGCCGATTTACGCTGCGAACTTCTCGCAGAAGACGTTTCCGACGGCGAGTAATGTCTCGTCGCAGCGTTCTCAATGTCACCTCTCGTAAGAAGGTTGACTCTATGTTGCCCGTCGTTGTTGATGAGTCTAGTGTGGAGACTGTCGGGCGATATAATTCTGTGTCTCCACTTTTGTGTTTGTTCGTGCCTAATGCACGGACTACGCGTACCCCTGTTACGAACCCTGCTGTTCGTAATTCCTCCGATATTTTCGCCGTTGGTTACAAGGAGAAAGTCCAGATCGACATTATGGGTGGCGGCACTTTTATGTGGCGTCGTATTGTCTTTATGTTGAAGGGCAACGATCTCCGCTCCGCTATGAATTCCAGCGATGCTGGTAACATTCCGGCGCAACTTTATAATCAGACCACCGAGGGTGGCTGTCGTCGCGTCATTGGCCCCCTTGAGGGTGTCACCAATGCACGGGATGAGTTGCAATCTTATGTTTTTAGGGGTCAGGAGGATATTGATTGGGCCAATCAATTCACCGCCCCACTTGATACCCGCCGTATTACGGTGAAGTCCGATAAGTTGCGGGTTATTCGCCCTGGCAACGACACTGGCGCCTCTCGGCGTTACAGTCTCTGGTATCCCATTCGTCGTACCATATCATATGAGGATGATATGGAGAGTGATGTCGTCGGCGATCGCCCATTTTCCACGGCGGGTCTCCGTGGAGTTGGTGATATGTACATTATGGATATAATGGCTATCACTAATTTAGTTAATGACGCGCCTGTTACGTCATACAACTTTAACCCAGAGGGTAGTTTTTACTGGCATGAGCGGTAAAAATGTTTAATTTACTATGGGGCTATCTAGGTATACGAAGTCGCAGTTGGCGTTTAGCCATTCTGTGTCCACCCCAGGCTCGTCGCGTGGGTCGGAGTTAGATAGCCAAATTGAGGGGCGAGCCCAGTGTACCAATTTTTTGCCTTTGTACTTGTCCGTGACGTAAAATTGTTTCTGGTGTCCTAACCAGAATTTGTAGCTTGGCAGGAATTTTATTCCTCCGAAGTCGTCGAAGACGGCATATTCCGCTCCACTAATGTCCTCGTCCATACTGAAGAGGCCTCCGAAATAGGCATGTCTTCCCAGAGACCTCGCCCATACGGTTTTTCCCATTCGGGAAGGTCCGTATACCACAAGTGATTTTCTTCGTTCTGTATATCGAAGTCAGCATTTCATTGCGTTTTCTAGCGCACTCGAGACCCCGAGCTGAGGGGG